CACAAGCTTGAGAATCTCTCCGGAGCCAAAACGTTGACTGAGTTCGCTCGGTTGAAATTGGACGGAGGAGATACTCGCGCGTGTGTGCCGCTGATTCAGCATTACCAATTTACTGGACCTCAGTATGATCCTGATGCTAAATCAACTCTCGTCGCTTTTATGAAGCCTCTAGCGCTTCCAGCTTATGCACCTAAACTCTGTTATGAAAACGAGGACAAGATGGCCAAGGGCCGAGTCATTGCTGTTCAGAATGAAGAAATACCGATGACCATGCTCCTCGACACCCTCATTGATGAGTTCTTAAGAGTGTTTATTCCCGACGACGTTGCGCACACGTTCCACCCTTTTGACCACGATACAGTCTTAGAAAGACAGAATCGCCCGTCACAACGCAGGATTATTGCCGCCACCGAATTTGATTGTACCGCCAACAATGCAGCGCTTCAGGGGTTCATGAAGAAGGAACCCAAGCCTGATGCTGGTCACCCCAGACCTATTGTCATCTATGAAGGAGACACGAAGGTCAGCTATTCGCAGTATATGTATGCATTGTCAAGCTATCTCAAGACCCAGGATTGGTATGCTTTTGGACACACTCCCCTTCATGTCGCCGAAGTCATGGTTGACATGGCCGTCAACGCTCGTTGTGCGGCATCTAGCGACGGTAGTCGCTGGGATGGTCGTGTCAGCAACATCCTTCGAGAGTTGGAGTCCAGATTACTTACTCGTTTCTTTGCCCCTGTGCATCATGCTCAAGCACACCGTCTGCACAAGAAACAATACATGCGAAAAGTGCGGACCACCGCCGGCGTACAATATGATCTCAAGTTTTCGAGAGGCTCAGGTTCACCTGAGACCTCAGGTTTCAACAGTGTTGAGAACAAGTTTATAGCATTTGTCACGCACCGTACCAGGGAGACAGCAGAATTTGATGCTCCCGGACCCATGTCTGCCTATTTGGCTCCAGGGCTGTATGGTGGTGATGATGGCGTGACGTTTAACGTCTCTCCCTAGGATCTCATTGAGGCGGCCAAATTAGTTGGCCAATCTTATGCCTCTGAGGCTCATGATCGTGGACAACCCATTAAGTTCCTTAGTAGAACGTATGGTCCTCAGGTGTGGAACGGAAATCCCAGTTCCGCGTGTGATCTAGATAGATCAATGCGCAATTTTAACACCACCACGAATCTTGGACACGCCATCACTCCTGTCATGAAGCTTATCGAGAAAGCTCGCGCCTATTGGCTAACAGATGCCAATACTCCGTATATCGGCGACTTTGTGTCAGCCGTTATGGAGTCCGCTGATGCCCTCGGTATAGATGAGAATGACGATGCTCAACTTGATCCCATGCGTTCATGGAATTCTTGTATTCCTAAGGATTTGCAATATCCAAATGAGGTGGAAGATTCCGATCTTCATTGGATAAATGCCCCCCCGGGCTTTAATGCCGACGAGTTCTTGACATGGCTCCACGGTATCTATAACAGTAAGAAGTCACATGAGCAAAAGCTCAAAGCTTACCTTGACCCCCCATACTGTGATATCCGTCCATTAGCCGTAGTCGCTCCAGAAGAAGCTGTCGTAGGTGACTCTCTCCACCCCAAGGTAGAGAAGCCAGCGCCACCCCTCCTCGTCCTCAAGCCTTTGAGTGAGTGCATCAAGCCTCTTGCCCCCCCACCGTTTGGCATCCCGGCCGAGCCATTTGCTGCTTTTTCGAAAGCACCGGCCGCCCCATTCGTGTTTACTGGCAAGAATCCTCCTGCAAAACCTTCCAAGAATTTAGTTCCGTGTCCCGCCTGTACCCTTAATGGGAAGGTCCCAAAACACGACGCACAACATTGCTGGGCTGGCAAGACCCCTGAACAAATAGCCGCCATTAGGGCCGCTCAGAAGAGTCACGAGGAAGGCAAGAAAACTTGCTCCAAGTGCTCTGCCGCCCTTGGGAAACCCGCGAACCACTCAGCCAAAAATTGCTGGGCTGGCAAGAGCCCCGATGAGATCCGCAAGCTTCAAGAAGCTGCGAAGAAGAAGAGGAAGTAAAGACCCGAGACCTCCAAGTCTATAAACTGGTGGTGGTGTCGGACCATGACCGACTTCTCCGGAGATGGGTACCGGACTCCGAAAAATTCTTTTCAGCACAGTTTCTCCTGTGCCTTTTGCCCCGTGAACCACCCACAACGCCTTACCTATGCTCAACGCTCGCAAGCCTAAGGCACCAAAAATCCCTGCCCCCGCGAACCGGAATACCCGGCGCGGGAGGCGCAACCGCAATAGAAAGGCCAAGCCCTCTGTCGGAAAATCAACACAACGGCCTGCCAACATTTCCGGGCAGGCTTCAGTTGCTGCAGCCTACGCTTCAGGGCAGCGCACTCGCGCTCCTAAGATCGTTGCCTCCCGTGACCAAGTTCGTATCACACATAGAGAGCTTATTTCCTCTATCTCCGGTACAACTGCTTTCACTGTCGCCAACACGATCGCCCTGAACCCTGGCCTAGCGGCTAGCTTCCCTTGGCTAGCCACTCAGGCCCAGGCCTGGGAACGGTATAGGTTCAACTCATTGAAGTTTGAGTACTATACACGCACCGGATCCAACGTACCGGGATCCGTGATGCTCGTTCCTGACTATGACGCGGCCGATTCTGCCCCCTTTTCGGAGCAGATCGCGTCTAGTTACGAAGATGTTGCCGAGGATGCACCTTGGAAGGACATTTGTTGTTCCCTCCGACCCTCAGCATTGCATGCCCTAGGACCGACCAAGTTTATTAGAACTGGCGCCCTTGCTGCAAACCTTGACATCAAAACCTATGATGCAGGGAACTTCTTCGCTTGCACAATTGACGGCACAGCTGTGAATTGGGGTAAACTATGGGTTGAATATGATGTCACCCTTTTTACTCCCCAGCTGAACCCTGCCGGATCAGGTGTTATCTCCGCGCAACACATTTCGGGTAGTGTCCCTACCACAGCCAACATTCTCGGCACTCAGACCCTTCAGTCCGGATCAGCTTCCATCGCGACTGTCTCTGGCAGCGTAGTCACTTTTCTCCAAGCTGGCAAGTTCCTCGTCAATTACGCTGGAACGGCCACCACTGACATTCACGCTGTTGGAACGCCCACCCTGAGCGCCGGAGCTACGTTTTCTTCGGTTAACGGCTCCTCAGCACCTTTTGAGTCGAATTCTGCTACTAGCTTGAGCTATAGCATGGTCGTTAACGCCGTTGTTGGTACCACATTGACCTTCAACAACAGCGTTACCGCTGGCCTACTCTCTGACCTTTATATCTCCCAACTCCCAGCTAATGTAGTTTAACTGGGGGCGGTTGCCCAGGGGTGTCCATTCCCCTTGAGACCTAAATGGATGGCGTAAACAAAGTCCGCCTACCGACTTGCTCCTGCAACAGTGCGCTCACCGCGCAGTGCCCCTCTTCACGTTCCAGAGAACCGTGTTGCAGACAAAACCAAACAGACAAGCACTTAACGCATATCTCGTGTTTGTTTGTCTTTAACAGATACATG